CATAGCATGAATTAAAGGTCTTGCTTTACCTACGAATACGTGTCCGTTTTCGATTTGATTATCGATTACGAATGGAATTTCTTTTCCTAGAGAGTCAGAAACATAAGCGATTAATTGGCTACCTGCTTTCTGAGCACCTCTGCTTTCATCATAAACTCCATTTCTCCATCCTTTAGCAATCTTATTTTTAGTCCAAGCATTTAATGCGATAAGCTCTGGTTCTCCATATCTTTGAGCAATAGTCAAAAGACATGCTTCAAAGTCATCTTCGCTGAGAGTTCCATTTGCATTGAAAATAACTCATCCTGCATTTGCGATTGCTTCTTTCCATCATCCCATTGTAGTTCTTTTGTCTGATGGATTTTTATTTTGTCTACCGTAGTAGAGAGTTTTGTCGATTTCTTGAGACATTTCGTCGAACTTAGCCAATCTTTCTAGATCAAGCAAGTCATCCATGTCTTTCTTTTTAAGAGCAGCTGCTCTTTTTGTAACATAGATAGTTTTTGAGAAATCTTGGATTACGTTTGTAAATTCATCAGAATCTACAGCTTTATAATCTTCAGTGATTCCATCTTCTCTATCTACTTTTGACATGATTTTAATTTCAGCATCTTTAGCGATTGCTGTTGCAGGAGTACTTCCGTATCCTCTTTCTACTGTTAATGCATAACCATCTTGTGTAGTATCAGTAGTTTTAGCAGTAACTTTGATTACTTCTTCTCCACACATTAAAAGATAACCTTCAGTTATTCTCTCGAATAAATCTTTATCTACAATTATTGTAGTAGCAGAAGCTAAAGCAGCAGTAGTAACAGTACCAGCTCTAACAACTTGTTTTTGAGAGAAGTATGTTAATTCTGTGCTTTCTACATTTCCACCAAATTCAGCTCTTTCAAGCATTATTAGGTTTCTTGCAGGTACTAAATCAAGGATAGCAGTAACCCATTCTTGAAGTTTGAAATCTGTTGATAAGTGTAACATTTTAGTATAAAATGATAAATAAAAGGATTATTCCTTACTTCTTTTATCCCTAGCAAGTCTTAAATATTCCTGCTGTTCTAAATTAGTAAGGTGTTCTCATTTTCTGGCTTTCTCTTGCAGTTCAGCAAGTCTTCACTCGTTTTTTCATCATGAAGGCATATTAGAGCCACCAGAAGAACCGCCAGACTTTTTAGATCATGCAATTTTCTCTATCGAGTCTAGCTTTTGACTTAGCTTGAATGGATCAGTTATATCACTCACAAGAGCTTCATAATCATTCCATCAATCTCCTAAGTTCTTTTTTAGAGTTTCGACTCTCTCAGCATTTCTGCTTTTGACAGTTTCTTCTCTTTCTTTCCAAGTTTCCTGCTGTTTTTTGTAATCAGCTATCTCTTGGTCTTTTTGAGTTAGCAGTTTCTCGAATTCGCCATTTTTCTTGGCTTCTTCTTCATCTGCTAATCTCTTTTTTTCAGCTTCTTCAGCCTCTTTTTTTTCGTATTCAGCTAATTTTGCTTTCATTGCTTTATTAGCATCATTAACCTCCTTGAATCTGTCATAAGGCACATTGTCAGGAGTTTTTTTACCCTCTTCTTTTTTATCCTGATTGTCTTTAGAGGTATCAGACGAATCAGTATCAGACTTTTGTCCATCGTCTCCGCTTTCTCATCCTCCAGCTCCATCTGTATTGGCATCTAAAAGAACTCGAACCCAGCGACCATTTCTAAAAATTCTTTTCATCCGTTTTTTTGTAAACAATTAAAACGGCGGTAATATAAGCGAAAAATAAAAAGTGTGAGTTTTTTCTATTCCTCACACTCGATATAATAGGTATTAACTGACTTTTAATTTTTTAATTTATACAACCGCAGTAATAAATCCCCTACAGTTTGGATGGAATGGTGGAAGTTCTACATCTCATTGAGTAACATCTACAATATCTCCATTCACTTCTGCACAAATCTCACAACAATCTGGCTGTTCTGTAATTTGAAATTTAGTAATTCAAAGCTGAATAGCTCTATTGATTGTCCCTTGAGTATTTGCGATGTTAGTTTCTGTACGAGTCAGCATTTCTACATAAGCGTCCATGTTTCGATACCTTCAAGCTCTATCCTGAAATTTTGTTATATTTTCAGCTTGTAATAAATCGGAAATTCCGTTTTTCATCTCCAACATGCTTTCTCCTTTTAGGATTCCTTTTGCGAGTTCTTCCCTCACTAATTCTTGATGGAGTTTTGATAGACTTTGTATAGCGACTCTTTCCATTCAGTCCAGACTGGCTTTCACATACATATCAGAAGTATCTATCAGGGCTTTTACTGCTTGAACGTGTACGTTTCATAAATCTTTTAGCATTTCGTTTAACTCTTTCTGTGGTATCTTATTAAGAGAAAGAAATACTGTTCATCATTTCACTACATCGTTTATGTAATAAGCACCTTTCACATATTCTTTAGTCAATTCGTATTCTGATCGTTTTCAGTATTCATCATTAAGAGCTTTAGAAATCTGATTTAATTGTCTAAGGATTCTCATTGCTTTAGTTTTATTTCACTCATTCATCGCTTCAAAATATATAGCTCTAAGCTCCTGCATTGATTCAGAAAAAAGTCTGATTAATTTTCTATCATTCTCATTGTTATAATCTGGAAGTCGTCTTTTTCTATCCATAAATTAATCGAATAGGCAGTAAAATAAAAGCGATCAATAATGCTAAAGCAAAACAAATCTGAATCCGTAATACTCGAAACATCTTAAAGAATCTTGATGGTTTTTCTCCTATCTGCTGTAAAGCATTTTTCACTTGCTCTACTACTGGCTCATCATTCTCAAAGATAGCTCCTCGTTGTATATTACTTTTCATTCTTTCGTTTAGTTAAGTTATAAATGACAGCTCCTCTTTTAGCATGTAGAAATTCGGAATTTCCGATTTTCTTCAGAGGCTCGGAGCTGTGCTGGTCTAATTTTGGTTTTTTTCTCCGTCTAAATTCTCGTCTAAATCTTCTTTTTTCTCGTCTAAATCTTTCTGAATAGTTGCTTTATATTTTGCGTAACTGTCTGTTTCTTCTTTATTGATTTTGTCCATCTCTTGCTGTACTTCTGCATCATCATATCACATACAGAAAGCGATGGCTGATTCTTTACTCATTATTCATGCATTTAATTGAGTAACTGCTGTATTTGTCCTTTCTGCGATATCGTATGCAGTAGGTTTTTTGAATCTGATAGTTGGTAATTCTTCTATCTTTTTTCCTGTGTAGTATTCCATTAATTGTCTAAATAACTTCTGCAATGGAGAATAGATTTCTAGCTGTTTACTTTCTACTCTTGAATAGAATATCTGCCGTTCTTTTTCAGTAGTTCATACAGGATTATTTCATCAGCTATAAATACTAGATCATAACATACTCGTTGGCACACCAGAAACGATAGAAACCATTTTCAATAGATAAGGCAGATACTCATTAATCGAAGTTGTAATATAAGTTGCATCTTTTGTGATATATTGAGCAGGATTTTCTCATGGATTATGCACCAAATAATCAGGATTTTCAGCGTATTCATCTTCTCCTTTAGATTTTTTTCTCAAAATTTTTGCAGTTTGAGCAGAAGCAAATCCAGCAGGCACAGATAATTTACTTGTAAGATTTTTGATAAATTCCACAGATATTTGACTTCATCTATCGTTTATCTCTTGGAATAAATCAGCTAAATCTACATAATCTGACTGATTAAAATATCTAGGAATATCTCCGTAATAATTCTTTTTTAGTTTAACTCCATCTTCTTCTACTACGTGAATATTTGTTAAATCGTTATTGAATAGGAATAATGGAAGTCTTCTTAGCTGTTCTTCTTCTCATTCTTCAAATCTTTCTTTTAAGATGAAATCTGCTGAATATTTCCATTTTTCTCCATAATATCATGTCCATGTTTTTCAATCTTCGTTCTTCTCATATCTATCGACATAAAAGTATTTTTTTCAGAATCATTCATCGATAACAGAGAAAATGAAGTGTTCTTTTATATCTTCGAAATCATCTCCGATAGATAATCATGTCATATTCGCACAGTAATTTGACACAGGAATAATCTCCATTCTTGGATATTTGTCCTGCTCTCTTTTTCTCACTCTTACTACACAATGTCAGATACTACCTTGAATATCTATCGTATTATTTAATTTTTTCTGAACTCTGATTGCATCATCTATTTCAGTGATATTTTGATTAAATTCATCATTTCAGAAATCTACGTTATATCACATTCAGATAACATAATCCGTGTAAGCTCTAGTTATCGCTCTTCAGAGATTCACAGGAATGTATAAAAGCTCATCTTTTTCTACATCATGAGCTAAGTCTGATTTAATTTTGAATACACTTGATCTATAATCTCTTTCAGCAAATTTACTGACTTGATTAGAATAAATCTGAGCATATTTATATTTCGTTTTGATATACTCACGAAACATTGAAAGGTTTTTCTTTAAGTCCATTTCTGGCATGGCTACTTTTATTATGAAAATAAACTGGCAGTAATATAATCAAATTTTCTGAAGTGTTATTTTTTAGATTTCAGCCATCGGATAC